TCTACATATTTTGTACTAAACATTTTAAATCCTATCAGCAACTGTGTACATTATACCAATCCCAAGAATCCTACAGTCTTTTCCAGCTTCTGTACTTAAAGAGAGACCGAGGCTATGCCCTTTACCTCTTATCCTGTTTTTAGTTGTTATGACAGAAGTGTTTGTATCATAACTATCAAACACATTGTAAGGAATATACGGTCGTTTATATCTGTAGAGCTGTTGCCTACGTCCATAATTTGTCGCCCAATCCCAACCTGTCCGCATATAGCAACTTGACGGGTGTTTTGGGATAAGTTCTTTTAACTCTGGGTCATTCGGGTCAATTTCAAATCCGTCTTCAGTTCTCTCCATGTGCGAAATAATAGCAGGAGCTTGAATACTATCCCGCATTATATCGCCAAGAGCCTCAAAACCAAACTCAACACTGCCAGTGTAAGGGACTCCCCAATCTTCAAATTTATCTGTATCTGAAAAAGAAGAGAAACTTATATCAATATTACCAGTCGTTGCATTTTCAGAGACAGTTAAGAGTTGCAGAGTATTCTGAGATTTTGTTGAAAAAGTTGACTCTAAATAGACTGTTTCTCCATCAAGAGTGACCTTAACGCCATCAACAGTTACAGCACTCTTTACAGAAGAGATTGCATCCTTATTGTAAAATACACCATCAAAAATATACCTATCAACAGAAGACATCTCGTACTTATAGAAAGCACCTAAGTCTTGGTTAAACACTAGAGCTTTATTGAATAGATTCTTTTCTGAAGAATCCGAGTACAGCATATAAAAATCTCTGCTGGCTACATCAAAAAATGCTTTAGAGTTTTTCTTCTGTGTATAGGAAAGGTTGTTGTAGTAGTCTTTGATCTTTCCTGAAGTTATATCTTGAGGAGTAGGCTTCCCAGAAATTTGATCTACTGTTAAAAAGTAGATTGCATCATTAGCAATATAGTAGATATTTTTATCTGTTGATGAGATTGTATACTTAGAAGCTGGCCCGATATTACTGATTTTGTCTACAGAGTAGGAATCAGCTTTAAAAGAGTTAGCGTCTAAACCGGTAATCGCCCACACACCTTCTGAAGCAAACACAACAAGAGCTGTGCCAAAAGTCTTCATGCTATAAATTTCACCAGCGCCTCGAATAGTGATTGTACCACCGTCTGTGGCAAGAAGCTGGTTAATATCTTCTGCTGTGGGATCGTTCTGTTGATAACAGAAACCTACTTTCTCAAGGTCAGAGTTAAGCTGTTGAGAGAAATAGATAGTATTAGATACGTCTAAGTTATCTTTTTTGTCATAGGTTTGTTCAACAGGTGTGTCGTACTCCCTATAACCTTTGGCCCCACAATACCAAACCCTATCTGCATAAAACTCTACGCCTGAAGGATACTCTGTCCATTCATAAGTACGATTAAGATTTTTTGTAACAACAACATTAGGGTCATGTGGAGTTTCGCCTTCTCCAACCCTAGACCACTTTTCAGCGTTAACAATAAAATGCCCTAAAGGTATTAAGCTGTTGCCAAAATAATCTACATCAATAGCCCAAGGAGAAAAAGCATTTTGCTCATCCAAGGTATCTCCACCACCAGCTCTCCCCGCATTAAATGGAACAAACACTGCTGGATAATTGCCTATTTTGTCCCTAGTATACTGAACAGGGTCTCTCCGAGAAACACCATCGTTGGGGTCTTTCCCTGAAGATACAATAGTGCTATCAGGCCACCCACCATTCCTTAAGTTATACTCATGGATTGGGTATAGCCTTGTCCCTTTAACAAGACCAGACTCTTCGTCAGTCTTACCTCTCCACAAAGACAGGTCACGAATTTTTATATCTACTGGTGTTAGAGAAAATGTATTTGTATTAGCGTCTTTTTTAAGAATCTGAGGTTTAATAGCTGGATGTGTAATAAAAAACCAACCAGAACCTGAAGCTCCAGTTATAGACACACTTTGTTGCTCAGAGCCAATCCCTAAATTAATAGGAGCGCTAACTTGCTCATCTAAAGCAATTCTATCTCTGTAGATATTAAACAGAAACAGCAAAGTCCCAACTTGGACTACTGCGATTTTATCTGCACCAACATTGTTGACATTGCTCCAGATAAAAGAAGAGATAGCTTTGCTTTCTACATCAGAGTATGGTACTCCTGTATCAATAGCTACTGAGGACTCTTGTTGGAGACCCGGACGCAGACGAATGGTTCCATTATCTTGAATATCAAAATTGATAATATCTTTTAAAGAACCTTCAGGATAAGCTAGTGGATTAGCAACAGTTACAAATCCTTGCCTGAAGTCTGCATAAATTTTTTGTACTGCTGATCGTGCCATTACGCTAACCCGTTACCATTACGTCCGTATTTAAACCGAGGATAGTATTCAAGTTCAGTCTTAATTGCTTCACGACGCATCCTTGACATACCACGAGCTTGACGACGCTCATCTTCTTGGTTTACTTGTGTATTCATATAGATAGAACAAGCAGATGCCAACATAGCAAGATACGTTGGAAACAAACTGTCTTGAATAGGGATTACAAAACTGTCTGATTCACTCCAAGCTGGAATGATTTTTCCTCGGCAGATTGTTTTAGTGCCTATCAGTGTGTCCTCTACATCAGCATCATGACTGTCGAGGACGATTGTCTTGTTATCAAATGATGTATAATAGTTTGGCATTGTGTCGTTGTAGATAAAGATAGGAGCATCTTTATATTGCACTTCAACTACGTTATCATTTGATGTGTTACGGGAATAAACTTTTTCTAAGAAGTCTTCAGGCTCAAGCCATACAATCTTGCGGATACTTTTATTGGCATCACCAGTTCTAGTAACATCGTACATGAGGGAGTCAATGTAGTGTACTTCCTCGTCCAATATTAGTTCAGTAGGCTTGCTCAAATCTGAAGTAGAGGTAGCTTTAACAAGATCAATCTTATCTGGCCAATCGGCACGTGTGATAAAATCATAGAAGCTTGTCTCAGCTTCACGAGCAATCAAATAGCTGTCTTCTGTATCGGCTATGCTATTAACAGGGTCAAGATTCAGCTTATCAAGAACTCGCTGTACTGTGTTCAGGAGTGTCTTTTGCATATTAGACCTCTTTTAGAAGCTCAATGTAAAACCGCATATCTTGGATTGTCATGTTAACAGACTTATCACAAGCGATCCAAAGAGTTACCTCATTATTTGCCACAAGGTCTGTTATAATCTCACCACTAATATTCTGTACCCTACCCAAAGCAGCAATATCTTGTTTTACTGTAAAGTTGCACCAAGTACCATTCTCTTTGGCTTTGATACCAACTTTAGTATTGTTAGTATCTGTCAAGACATTCATCCAAAAAGATACTCGATAGTCACCTGAAGTAGGCGGGATAAGCCCATTTGTTACAGAGTTAAAAGTAACACCATTTGCATGATCGAGGTATACTGCAGGTTCTCTAACAGAGTTAAGCTGAATATAGTCGGCTTCTGTATACAAATCTGCTATTGATGCTGCGGCTACAGAAAAGCTTGTTGTGTTTGCGTCAAGAGCAGCTTCACCATAGACAATCTTAATACCTACTTCCTCTGGAGTAAGATTGCGTAGCTCACTTGTACCTCCACTAAGAGGAGTGATTACCTTTCCAGCATCTGCGGCTGTACTATTTGAAATGTGTTTAGGTTCGTGGACATCACCACTTACCAGAGTTCTATGTTCAGGCATGTAAACCTCTTAGAAAAAAGTTTATATAAAGAAAAAGGGAGGGAGAGAATATCCCTCGCCTCCCTTTCCAACACCATTAGATGATGTATTCTACAACCAACTGACCCTTACCAGCGGTAGGTGCAGTAGTGGTAGCAGTTACAACGATGTAGTTAACTTCGCTAGTAACAGTACCAATCAGCACACCAGCGCCTTCGGCAGTGGTAGTACCAGTAGTAATCAGGCCATCCTGATCAATAGCAGTACCATCTGCTTGTGCAGTACCGAACTCGACAGCGGCGTCGAAATCAGTCTCAGACACATAGGTAGCGGATACGATGTAGGCACCAGCCGGAATACCAGAGTGCTTCTGGCTAATGGTGTCACCTACGGAGACAAGACCAGATTCAACGTCGATACGCTGCTCAAGCTGCTTAATCTTGCCTTTTACTTCCTGAGGACCAGTAGTAGTGTTATTAGCTACTACAGGGCCGAAACCTACTTCGAGGCCATCGGCGTTAATCCAAGTTTCTGCGCGTGCCATAATTCAATGACCTCCTATTAGTATGCAGACGGGTTGGTCAGTACAGTGACCAGAGACTCAGGACGATACAGGCCAAGACCGTAGCTGGAAGTCAGCTGATGGTACTCAGTCTCTACCGCTTCGTCGCGCCATGTGGTCATACGCGGAGTACGGCCCCATGCACCAACGAAAGGCTTAGTCATGTCACTACCCATGCTGAAGAACATGTTAGCCTGATAACCAGTAGAGTCGGTGACAGCAGTGTCATCGTAGGTAGTCAGGGCTGCTTCGGCAGCAGTAGTGTTAGTGAGGTAGTTGGATACGTATACGTCGAAACCGTAGATGTTCTTCAGGAATCGAGTACCGGTCATGTCCATCATACCGGTGGTGATCAGACCTTCCCACATCGGGTTGTTAGATACGTTAACGATGTTGGTCAGAGTGTTGATGATGTGCTCTTGCTCCGGGCCAACAACACAAACGAGACCGGTCATCGGTACGTTAGCTTTCTTCAGTGCAAACTTCGCGTAGGAGAAGTCTTCCAGAGTCAGGGCGTTGGTCGGGAGGCTAGTGCCGTCACCACCACCTACGTAACGGTGCTTAGCGTTGTTGATTACGTTAGCATCGTTAGCAGTCTGGTCATTTGCCAGTGCCATGATCTTGGTTTCGAGGTCTTCGTCCATAGCCCGCTTCATTTCAAACGGGGTAGCAGACAGAACTTCGTTCGCTTGGAAAGAAGTCTCGAAGAAGTGATCAGTAAACTCAACCTTGTTACCTTTGAACTGGTTGATGTTGAAGGTGAACTGACCAGTGTCCATACGCTGGCTAGGCAGCTGAACGCTTTCCTGCCAATCGTTTACTTGCAGTGAACCAATAGAGTTGATCTTCAGTTCAGTGCGGATAGAATCGGATGGGATGTCGGTCAACCAACGAACGTACTGTTGTGCGACAAGCTCATCACGCAGCATTTCCTTCATCTGTGCAGAGAAAATCTCACTGCGCTGAAGGTGGGTGCTACCCCAAGTGGAATCAATACCAGCCATTTGCTAGCTCCTTAACTTTGATTGTTTTGTTCTAATAGTAGTTTGCGGTACTCACGCTGATTATGAGGTTTCATATACTCGCGCCAGTTTGTCCGCATTAGATTATTGTAGTAGGCGAGGTCTTTCTGAGAGTTCTCATAATCAACATTCTGCACGCTACCACGACTCGGCTGCGGAGACTGCGGTCGCTGTTGTCCACCTTCAAGCCCTGCTAGTTTATAGAAGGCTTTCGGAGACTTGCGTGCAGTTTCCTTCATATCAGAAACAGACATACCATTATCTTCGGCGATCTGTTTCATCTTCTCATTAATGCTTTTCGCATCGTTGCCGAAAGTTTCCATGACACGAGACTCGACTTGCGCCCAGTTCTTGTTCATCTGTTCTTCGGCTTCACGTTTAGAGAGGGTTTGGATAACTTTTTCCGCAACCGTGTTTTCGTCAAGGGCTGTTTCTTGATTACTTCCACCGGATTGTGCTTGTTGGTTCCCACTCTGTTCCAAGAGCTTGGTCAATTCTTCCGTTGTTTTTAGACGTTGCTCATATTCATCAAGCGATTCGCGGAAGGTCTTTCCTTCGTTTTCGAGTTGCTTGATGTAAGCGTCTTTATCTTCTACTCGTTTCTGGAGTTGTGAAAGTTGATACTCAACGCTCTTGGTATCGACACCTTCGCCATTTCCCTGTTGGTTGTCGCCTTGGGGCTGGCCGCCAGTGTTCTGTTCAGAGGTCTTATCTGAAATAAATTCGTCGGTCATTTTATTCCTCAATCGGTCCGATTATATCAATTACTTTTCGTAATGCGCGGCGGTAGCCTAAGCGTTCCGCCTGTTGGAGTGCCCAATTAGGGGACTCATAGTTAATAGTGCTCTCGTCTTCTTTAAGTTTTTCGTCAAGTTCTTTTTCAAGACGATAGACAAGAACATTCAAATAACGTCGAGCAAATTGAAGAGACTCTTTAGCTGCATCAACTTGCTCTTTATTCTTTAGTACCCTCTCAAGAGAGTTGCTTAAATCAAAGCGGTACTTGGTTAGGATCACCTTGTTGTTCCTCGCTTAGTCCTGATGGGTCAATCATGGATTCTTCTTGAAGCATTTCTTGCGCGGTCATCTGCAAGCGTTGTGCTTCAAGACGCTCAGGGATACGGCCATAAGGTTCATACAGAGATTCAAAGTCCAGCAGCTCTGCCCACATTTCAGCCAGCTTCTGTGCAGGGAAGTGTTGCATGACCTCAGGGTCTTGCAGACCTGTGCTATAGAATTGCTGTAGCTGCTGTGTGATTCGGGCTTTCCGTGCAGAATCTCGTGCACCTACTGGCACCACCTTACCATTAGAAGTAAGGTCTTCACGTGTGATCTTAACAAACTGTTCAACACCATACTGACGATTCAAAATTGAAATGATGTCAGAACCTGCCAAGTTCTTCTTAGCCTCTTCCAATTCAGCATTAATAAGCTTTTCAAGGAAATCGGAGAAGATATTGGTTTGATATTCAAAAACCCTATTGGCTCGTGTCAGCAGCGCATCCACTTCAAACGCCGTCTTCTCGCCCGGTGTACGGATGCCTACCGCTTCTCTCGGAGCACCAGCATAGAGTTCCATATCGTTCTCATGCTGCTGGATTTGGAAGTCCGCGTTCAGAACTGTTGTATCTGGAGCAAGCGGTCTTACGTTTCCTTGCTCAGAGACAAAGTAATGAACGGCAGCGCCTACACGTTTAATCTCAGGATCACCTTGGAATACCATGTCAGGCTCAAGCATCTGGTCAAAGGCATCAGCCTTCGCATTCTCCAGATGGTTGATCCGGTATTGCATACCGACCAGATTGTCGAGAGGCCCAAAGCCCCACAAGCTATCTGGCAGTTCTTTCCACACACTGTGGTAAATGTTTGGCCGACCGCTGTATGTTTCAAGCGGCTCGTCACGTAGGACGTATCGACCGTCTGCGACTGTGACTACACGGTTCTTCTTAAACTCGCCAGAAGTCTTGTCGTAGATGTCACCGTAGAACTCATAGAGAACAACGTGACCAGAAGTATAATACTCAGAGATGTCTCCAATACCATTGCCTGCAAAGCTCCTTGCTTTGTGCTGATCAAGCTCAGCCTGCGTGTTATTGGCGACGTGAATACGGTCTTCTTTCATCTTCTGAAGCGTTTCTTCAGAGTATCCAGAGCTGCCGCCTTCAATAATTTCTTGTTCAATCTCACCAAGAGATTTGTAAATCCGAACAATCTTCGGACTCTGTTCAAACGAAACAGCTGTAGGATTAAATACAATGTCGTATGGGGAGATACGGTATGGG